AGAAAAAAATTAATAGAAACTTTTGACAATGAAGACGAAGCTGATTTAGCAACTATTAACATGCAGATACTTCATGGTGGTTTAGAGGGTGATGATTTAGATAAAAAAATAGAAGACGTTGATCAGCAAATAAACGAAGTAGTTAACAGAGATAAAAAAGAAACTGAAGATAAACTTAAACAAGGAGACACTACCGCTTTACCTGAATTAATAGGACAACAACCTGGTGCTTTTAAAAAAGAAAAGGTAGAAGTAAAAGAACCTGAAGTTGTTGAAGAACCTAAGAAACCAGAAGCATCTAAACCTAAAGTATTAAAGAGAGACGGTGAGTTACAAAGTTTAATAGACAGAACTAAAGCAGCTTTTTCAGGAGGAGATGTACCAACTATTGAAGGTGCTGATATTATTCGAGAAAGTAAAAAACTTTACGATAATTCTATTTCTATATTTACAAAAGCTATACATACTTTCAGAGAAGGTGGTAACAAAGATGTCAGGGCTTTACAAATTGCTTTAGATGAAGTTGTATTTTTAAGAAAGTTAAATCAAAAAGTTAGTGACCCATTATCTACTTTAGTAGGTAGAGGTTTACAATCACATAGGCAAGACGCTGCGAAGTATAACTATCAAACAGTATTAAGCGAAAGAGCAATTACCGAGCGAGGTGCTTGGGGGGATGTGGAAAGGTCGTTAAGACAAGCAATCGAGAACGAAGCTGATGTTAGTTTATTTAAAAACATACAAGATGCGTTAGATGTTAGACCTCGCTTTAAAAGATTAGGAGAGGAACTTGATCGACAAGCTACTCAAGATTTTAAAAACAAACTAAGAGAAGCGACTGAAAAAGAACCTAAAGAGATACCGCAAGAAGTTATAATATCTAGGTTACAAAAGAAACTTAGAGAAGCACAGGAAGAATTTGCAGGATTAAGACCAGAGCAGAAAGCTAAGAAAGGTAAGGAGAAATCTCAAGAAGAGATAGACATACAGAATAGGTTAAACTTTTACGCTACAGGTAAACGAGAAGCCAAGCAGATCGCACAAGAAGAAGCTAAACTTGAAACATATTTAGAGTTACTTGAAGAGGGAGACTTAGCAAAGATAAGACAAGAAGTTGGTCCTGCTCCTGATTGGGCTAATAAAAAAGAAGTTGGTTCATACTTAGCTAAGATTAGACAGGTAAACAACAGGACTAAGAAGTTACTCCAGAAACAAGTAATCGAGGCTGACATTTCTTTACAAGACCCTAAGAAGGTAGCTAAAGCACAGGCTAAACAGAAAGCACAGTTAGAAAAGCGTCTTAAAGAATTACAGAAAAGGTTTGGCGATATAAATAAGATTCGTCCTAAAGATAAACCTAAGAAAGCAGAAGCTGATGCTGAGATAGAAGATTTAAAGAATAGAATAAAGTTTCACGAAGCTAATGAAGCAGACGCTTTAAAATTAGAAGCAGCGTTAAAAGAACGAGCTAGACTACTCAAGGTAGAAACAGGTCCACTAGGACAGCAGCGAGCTGAGATAACTAAACCTAAAGGACCTACTAAAGTTCCAGGTGAGTTAGAGAAAGTTAATAAAGATATAAACTTCTTAAAGAAGAATATAAGGAGTAGAGTAAAAGAAATAGATAAAGCCGCTATTGAAATAACAGATGAGTTTCAAGCTGCTAAAGCTGAGGCTGAAATAAATAAACAACTTACTAAGCTAGATGACGAACTCGAAGAGTTAAGAGTATCTTTTGCTAAAGAACCTATTGAACCAGGTGTTAAGAAACCTAAAGATAAAGACCCAAGGGTTAAGGAAAAGGAAGATAAAATAGCTTTTTATAAAGAAGCTAGAAGACAGATCATAACTCTCAAAAAGAAATTAGCTGAAAGAGATAGGCTTTTAAAATTAGAGACAGGACCGTTAGGTGCTCAACGAGCAGAAGTAACTCCTAAACCCACTGGTCCTAAAAAGTCTGAAGGTGTAATAGCTGATTTAGATAAAGACATCGCTTTCCTTAGAAGCAATATGCGTAAGCGTGTTGATGAGATTGATAGAGCCAGGTTAGAAATGGACGAAGCTTATCAAGAAGCTAAGATGTTAGAGTCTATCCGTAAAAGAAGAGCTATAGCACAGAAAAGGTTAGATGAAAGAAGAGAACGATTTGCTGATGATACAGATTTAGATAGAAGAGCAGCGGAAAGAGCAGGTAGAAACATAGAAGAAACTGATTTTGTATTAGTAGAGACAAAAGAAAAGATTAAGTTCTACGATGAGTTAGAGGCTGAGGCTTTAAAGAAAAAACAACTTAAGGAAGAGTTAGCTAAAAGAGCTGAGATGGAAGGTAGAGGTATAGTGTCTGAGATGAGAGCACACTTAGCACCTAAACCTACTGGTCCACAGAAAGTTAGAAGTACAGATAAGATCAGACAAGAGATCAGAGACTCCGATAAAAGAATGCGGGATAAGCTGAAAGATATAGACGGTGCTCAAGATTCTTTTAGAGAAGAAAGGATATATGAGTCAGTGCGTAAACAAGCTGTCAGTTTAGCGGAAAAAGATGTACAAAACAAGTTTGTTAGTATAATGAAACAGTGGGGAAATTACAGGGTTTACGCTATGATTCACCAAACAAGTTCTGTTTTAGCTAGTGCGTTGGGAGGTATTTCAAGTAGTTTTAAACAGTTTGCTAAATTAGGGGCAGAACCAATAGCTGATTTCTTGAGTAGCAAAGAATTTAGAAGTTCTGAATCAGGAAGGGTAAAAGAAGCTATACTTACTTTCCAAGCTAATTTATATGGACTTAGGGAAGGTTTCAGAAATTGGGAAGGCACAGGAAGAGCTGTCGCAATGACTGCTAAGAATTTAAAAGGAGCTACTGGGGCTACAGGACTTAATAGATTAACTGGTGATGTATTAGCGGGAGATCCTGTTAAATTGTTTGAAGCAGCCAAGGAACAAGCAAGAAGACAAAGATTAAAAGGCGAAAAAATAACAGGTGTTCAACATATTTTTGCTCGTATGCCGATTGGGAAGATAATAGACGAAATAATGAAACTTCCTCTAAGAGGTATAATGCCTATAGACGAGTTATTTAAAAGACAGTTATTAAGATCAGAGTTAATGGCTGAAGCGTGGAAAGATGCTTATAACGCTATACCTAATGATCCAAAGAAAGCAGGGGAATTAGCTGCTGATCTTTACAAACAAAAATGGACTAAGGATCAAGGACTTGAGATATTAAGCCAAGAAGGTGTGAACGCTACTGCTACTGATACTATCAACAAAGAACTATTGATGGATTCTAATGTAGCTAACTTAAGTCCTGAAGAAATTTATGTTCCAATTGCTGATAGGTTTTTAAGAGGAGTAAAAGATTTGAGAAATGAAAACGACTACCAGGGTGCTTCTGCTTTAATTCATTTGTTATTTCCTATTTTAACTGTAGTTGCTAGAGGAGCATCTAGGTCTTTCCGAGTAGGTGTTCCAATTATACCTATGACTCAAGCCCGTGTTCTAAATCCTTATAACTCTAAAATTAAAAAGGTAGAGACGGACATTATTAATAAAGATAATCAGATAGCACATAAAGAAACTACATCATCTGAAAGGTTTGAACTTCAACGGTCTAAGGAAGGATTAGAACAAAAATTAAAAGATTTAAAAGGAAGAAGGGTAGCTTATAACAGAGACGCTATAACAGATATGATTGTTGGGGCAGGGATGATAGGGTCAGGTATATTAGCAGGATCAGCAGGTATAGCTATAGGCACTTTAAGTTGGATGACACGCAATCAGAAAGAAAAGTTTGAAAGAAAAAGCCCTAAAAACAAAGCAAACACTATAGGAGGTTGGTCTTATAAAGAATTTTTTCCGTTATCTATTGGGTTTGCTTTAGGTGCTGATATTGGAATGTATCTTAAACTTCGTGAAAATGCACCTGACGGAAAGCCTATTCTGACTAAGGATCAATCTTACTTTAACATAGGAATAAACGCAATTATAGAACTTTATAAAGAAATACCAGTAGCAGGTGGAATTAAAACTGTTGAAAAACTTTTTAGCCAAGATGACGATCAAATGTACTCCGTTATTTCTGATTGGTTATCCTCTTTTATTTTCATACCTGCACAAGTTAAGAAAGTATTAAAGTTGCATTTTGAAAAAGGTAGCATAGAAGATTTAAAAGGAGGCTCTTGGCTTGACAGGACTACATACAATACATTAGGACACAATCCTACTGGTAATAAAAAGACGGACCATTTTGGGTATGATATGCAATCCGATAAAACTTTATTAAATACTTTTTTGAGAATGGCTCCAGCTAGAGCTGAAGGTTTAAATGAATTTGATCTTATATTTAAAAAAGACATAGAAGGAGAGGGTGAGCTAATTAAACCTCCGAATCAATTTCCTATTAGCGATTATAGCGGAATTGATATGTACAAGTTTAAAGATAACAACGGAATGACTTTACGATACAGATTCAACCAAGAGTTAAAAAAGTTAAAGGTTGATGAACAAGTTTTAGAAAAAATAAAAAATAAAAGTTGGAAGAAAAAATATGAACGAGGTTCTGAAAGAAGAGACAATACAGTAGATTTAACTTCAGTTTCTAATCCAGGTTTACAAGATTTAAATGAAATACTTAACAAAGGATATAAAAAAGCTGCTAAAAATATTCTTAAAAACATAGGAAACACAGGCAACACCGTTTGGATAGATGAGTTTATAAGTGAAGAGGAGAACAAAGTAGGAACTGTAGAGTATAATAAATACGGTCCTCATAAAACTTTAAGGCAAGTGACGGACAAAGCTAAAGGAAAGTCTGTTCATACAGGTTCACCTATTTCGCTTGATGAGATTTTAAAAGAACAAGATTTAGAAGAACTACTGCAAGCTAACCCACAGTTACAACGCATTGACTAAGTGCTTGAACTTTTACAACAAACAAATTAATAATAGATTACTATGAGTACCATTCAAACATACAAAGACCACATAGTTGGGTCAGATCAAGTAGACTTTGATTTTCCTTTTCCTTATCTTGACGATTCCCATGTAATTGTACAGTTAGATGACTCAACTTCAGAGTCTCCAGGAGGTAAGTTTTATACTGTAGCTTCATCAAATTACACTATCATAACATCTCCTGCTACCCTTATAAGATTTACTACTGCTCCTGAAACTGGTGCTAGACTTAGAATTAAGAGAGATAGTAACGCTAGTACAGCTCTTGTAGACTTTGAAAACGGTAGTGTACTTACTGAAGTAGAACTAGACCGTGCTTACCTTCATAACCTATACCTCAATGAAGAAATTGAAGAGGGTAGTGGTAAGAAGGTAATGACTAAGAATGATGTAGAAGATGATCCTAACGAAGGTAACTTTGAAGCTGACTTAGCTAAGATAGTTGACCTAGCTGATCCTACAGCAGCACAAGATGCTTCCACTAAGAACTATGTAGACACTGAGATTGCAACTGAAAGAACAGCTAGAATTGCA